TTCGCTACAAAGATTAAACCAAAGTTAACTTCAGCTTTGATCACATCAGTTACAGTTGTTGAGCTGCTCATACATCCGTTCTTTCGCAGCTACTCTAACAATAGCTACTGATAACAACTCTTTAACCTTACCTTTTTAAGGATAGGTGTGTTTATAAATAAACCACATAGTAAATTAAAAGTCTAACTTCAGATTTTCAAGGTAAGCTATAACAGATATATAACTGTATTTAAACTAACTACAACAGCACTATATATACAATCTAAGAATGCTAAGTAGATACTGTAAAAGATTTGTTATATCCAGCTAACAGCTGTTTTGTTATTACTTCGTTTATGAAAGCTATCAACAAACTTTGTTAACTCTTCATTCATCAGCTCTTGTTGTCTATCAATCATAGATTGGTTAACATCAGCAGCCATCTGCTGCACCCAATAACCAACAGCTATTGATAAAGCATCTAATCTATCATCGTGTGTTATACTACCTCTTTCTTTTGTTATACGAGATAGTTGATGCATAAGCATGTACCTAGCTTGTTGTTCTATAGGGTAAATCATAGCTGACTGGTAATCCTCTTTAATAACTTTAGGATCAATGATTAGCTTATGACTATTTAACACAGGTTCTAAAGTATCTACTATACGAAGTTCTTTCTGCTTTGAGTGACGAACCTCTTCTATTGTTACCGGGTAAGATGTCCTGAACAAAGGTTTTATTAACTCAGCATACATACCATCACCAAAGTTAGACTCTATAATGACTTGGTTTACTTTGTTATTCTTAGCTATATCAACTAACTGTTGTAAGGTCTTCGTTTCATAACCTCCCCTTATACCTCCTGCTTCAGGTACAAACAACTGTCCGTTGAGCATCTTAACAACAGCGTAACCAGTCTCGTCTTTACCACGCCCGCTAGGGTCTATAGAAAGCACTGAACCGCTGTACGGTATCATATCACCTACGGTGCTGGCAGGTCGTCTATAACGGTCTCCGTTGAAGCCCACATTAGGAAGTTCTCTGTCTACCATATCTGGATCGCTAGACCACACTACCTTCTCAGGTGCTAAGTCTGGGTCACAATCCATAACAATTAAATCATTTATCTTTAATGGATAACGGTCAGCATCAGATAGCCTTGGATTGAGCATGAACTGCAAAGCATAACCGGAGCGTCCATAAGACATCTTCCTTTCTTCAAGGTCTAAGTCTGTAAAGCGTAACGGTTCTACTGATGTACCTACTGTCTCTTCACTTATGTTATCTCTAATAAAGGGAGCTAGTGTTTCTCCGTAGTTCTTATCTGCTTCATCTAGCGTAGGATACTGAGCCGTCCATACACGAGCCTGGTACCCCCTATCTTGGAGTTTAGTATAAATCGTGGACTCAGTCTGGGGTGTGCCTAGAAAGATGATTCTAGAGTCCTCTAGGGGCTTTAAAATACTATCGAATTCTTTTACGGACTCATCTAGCTTATCACGCATCCCTTCAGTCTGACTGTTGTTGGGCACCTCTATATCATCCGCAATAATCAAGTCTGCACGGCTACCAGTAAGCTGTGATGTTATTCCTAGAGACTTTACACTAGGAGCGTGAGAAGCAGGTGCCGGACCAATATCAAAAGAGATTTTACTAAACCTTTGGTCATCCCTTGGTTTTAAGTGAGCTAGTATAGGCATGTCGTTAATCAGACGCTGACAGAACGTAGAGAACTCGTCGCTTCGTGCCTTACTTGCTGATACTACTAACACATTCTTTTTATGATCTAACAGTAGCTGATGTATAACAAAGACAGATGTTAACCAGGATTTTCCGCAGCCTCTGAAGGCTTGTATAACAGAACGCTTAGGACCATACTGTAAGTACTTACACATGTCATACTGAAGCTTTGTTGGGGGAGGTAAACCCAGATGTTGCCAGCAGAGATATGTAAAGTTTCTTAGGTCCTTTAATTCATTAGGTACTTCTACATTCCGTTTGGTAGCCATCTCTCGGTGTTACGGTTATTCTTACTCATATTCCAACTAGCAGGGCAAATCTGCATATTACTTGGGTGATGTAGCCCACCTTTTGAAAGTGGTACTATATGGTCTACATGAAAGGGTATCTGAAGTTTGTTACTCACTCTAACAGCGTGTGCATAGATTTGTTTTGTAATACCCTCTTCGTACTCTGTTAGGTTTGCACTAGCTTCTTGTTTTATAACACGCCTCTTAGCAAGATTATTTCTTATATGGATACGACCTTTTTCAGATTTACTATATCTACGCTTAATAGTTTTTGATGCTTCTGATTTATTGTATTTTTTTAAATATGATCTACCTTTATCTGATTTTATGTATTTTCTTTGAACGGCTTTTCCATTTTCTGTTTTTCTGTATTTCCTTTGTCGTTCTAGTAAACATTCCATATTAGCTTTTCGCCATTCTTTGTCAGTCGCTCGTTTTCTTTCTTTATCTTTTTCGGTATACCACCTCTCGATGTTTTTACCATCCATTCTATAAGTACAGAAAATTAAACCTTTAACTTGTGGGTGTGAGTCACCCTTTTTAAAAGTGCCTTTAGGATTTCCCGTTTGTAGAGCGTGTTGATTGATTTTCCCTTTATGAGTACCCTGTTTAATTATGTACTTATCCAGGCTATCTTTAAACAACTCAAGCTTCAGCTGCATCTCTCTCGTATTCGTCACCAAATGGTACTTGAATTGTTTTGTTTAAATCTTCTAAAGGTGATCCCATTCCAGAGTCCATGATTACCATGTTATCCTTTAGGAACTGTCTAGCTCCATTCAACAACGCAGCATTGAACTCTCCTTCAGCGTGCATAAGCTCGATGCTTTCCTTGTACGCTTTAGCTACCTTGTCATGTAATTTACTTCCCTCTTCGTGACTTAGCATGGTGTTATATTAATAAAAGTTTGTTATTTGTGCAAGAGTGTTTAGCGACCGTAGGAAGTAAACACGAAGTGGCAACGCCCCCAACAAAAAGAGGCAGCCCGATTGGACTGCCCCTTGATGATAGATATGAGATAAACTCTTAGCTTAAAGCAGCTTCGAACTCAGCAACGGTTCCTAATTCAGTTCCGTTGTGGTAGATGTTACCGTCAAACTTCGCACGAGTAGCTGAACCGTCAGTCGAAGAGATGTCGGTAGCAGCAGCTGTTGCGGAAGTTGAGAGAACCTTGAACATGTCGTCTCCTTCGTCCCAGATCAAAGCAACATTGCTTTCAGCAGAACCACGCTCAACGATGAAACCACCGTCATTCGATGCATTCGTTCCGGAACCAGCACCTTTAGAAAGGTTCATGATGCTGTCAGCTACATCGATGTTAGTGGTGTTTACCGAAGTGGTTGTACCATTAACAGTCAAGTTACCGCTGAATGTAGCATTAGCAGCCGAGATGTTACCGGAGAAGGAAGCGGAGTTACCGTCAGAAGCGAGCGATCCTGTAGCAGTTTGCAACGCAGAGATGTCGCTGTCATTGCTGGATACATTCGATTGCAGAGTGGAGATGTCCGAATCATTCGAAGACACATTGCTTTGCAGCGTGCTAACATCAGATTGAAGTGAAGAAATATCACTGTCATTCGAGCTAACATTTGACTGAAGAGTCGAGATAGCAGATGCGTTAGTAGAAACGCTGGACTGAAGGCTGGAGATGTCGGTATCGTTAGAAGCAACAGCGTCAGCAACAGTTTTAAGTTGGCTATCAAGAGCTTCGTCAGCAGCTTTAAGGCTGGCTACAGAACCAAGATAGTTGGTCGAACCGTTAGCGGAATAAGAACCGTCAGTACCAAGACCAGCACCAGTTTGAGTAGCGTCAAGTTCTGATTGAATACCAGAAGCAGTAGAAGATACTGAATCTACATATTGCTTAGTAGCAGCGTGGAGGTTGGCAGTAGGAGCACCTGAGAGCGTCAAAGCTCCGGTCATTGTTCCTCCTGCGAGGGCAAGCTTCTTATCAAGCTCTACTTTGGTTTTTTGTCCCAATTGGGTAAGCAAACTAGACATAATATATAATCCTTTGTTGTGGGTTAGTTGTGTTAAAAGAGAGTATTAGCAGAACTTATATCTGTCAAACAGGTTCAACAATAAGAATGTCTCCAACCTCTGTTGTCAAACTGTCTCCGTCTTCTGCAAGTATATGAGTAACAGTAGGTACTGCACCACCAAGCTCTATAATTTTCCAAGCTGTTCCGTCGTCAATCGCCAGACAAGGACCACCGCTTCCGTCACCATCTGTTACAAAGATAACACGACCTGATGTACCTACGGTTGGTAGAGCAGATGCTAGATACGATCCGAATTGTATAGATTGAGATACAGACAGATTACCACTTATCAACCCTCCTGACTTATCAAACTTATCAGTAAGCTTGGCTTTAACTTTCGCTCCGAGTTGTGTAAGTAAACTGCTCATATCTAAGGTGTTGTGAGACCGTCAAGGAAGTCTTGATAATCACCAACCTCCTCTTCATGTGCATCTAAGAAGTAAGGCAAATCATTCCAGGCATTCGTCCCGTCACCTATCTTAATTCTGTTACGAGCGGGGTCTAATTCAAGACCTAGTTCACCTTCGAGAAGTACGGGGTTGGTGGTCTGCCAGTTGGCAGCAGTATCTCTTCTAAGTTGTATTCTTTTACTAAATGTAGCCATCTGTTAAGCTCCTCCTCCATTGTAAACATCTAAGTTATTATCAACGACAGCTCTTTGTGATTGAATGATTGGATCACCTAAAGGAGCGTCGCCAGCGTCTAAAGCAACGATATCAGGGTCTTGTTTCAAAAGTTCTACTGTTTGGTTCACTTGTGTGGCGACAGCAGCGGATACAGCGTTCAGCGTCCGGTACTGAGCGGATAGTGGGTGTGGACGAACTACAGGGCGACGAGGCATCTGTTAACACTTCCACCTTCTAAGGGCTAAAGCTTTACGAGTAGGTCTACCTTTGCTGTCTTTCATCGGTCCTTTGTTACCTTTCATCCGTGCACAGAAGGAACGCTTTCGTGGACCACCACCAGGCTGAGGAGCCTTTAGATTAGACCCAGTAGCACGATTGTACTTAGCCCTACCTTTAGCGGTCAGTCCACCCTTACGGGACTTCTCACCTCTACCGATAGATAGTGAAACGGACTTAGGCATCGTTACTTTTTCTTCGGAAACCCACGCTTCATATTAGCGTAAGCTTTAGGTGTGATGGTAGACTTCTTCTTGCTACGGCTGATACCTAGCTTCTTCCGTCTGTTCATGTTGTAATACAATCCTTTCGGCATATCTATTTCCTCACTAATACTTCAAGCATTCGATCCAGCTTCTTGTTCATCTCTTTGATAGCTTCCTCTACTTTCCCCATACGGGACTCCACAGCTATATCTCTTTCCCGTTGAGCAGCTAACTCCACCTCTATCTTTGTCAGGCGTTTATCACCAAGGTCTAAGCGTTCGATCATGCGTTTAATAATCCAACCGATAACTCCAAGAGAGATAGCTAGTACGGTGTTAAGAAGTCCAGAGAGGGAGTCGATCATTGTTGGTGTTAGAATTTAATTATGTAGTTCAAGATGATAGTTGGCTGAACATTGTTGTGGGCTTGTCCGCTTCCAGATGAGCTTGTTCTACCTACACTTGCACTAGCACCGCTATTATGCATTGAATAAGCAAAGTCACCAAAATTACCCACCGAGGACTGATAAGGTGCGTGACTAGAATTTAGACCTGTAGCAGCCACAGATCCACTAGAACTATTAAATGATTGGTGAGCGTGGCTAGGCATCTCATTTTCGAGAAGGGTATGTGTCTTCGTATTAGCAATAATACCATTATTTCCACCAAGCGTATCAGGAGTTACACCTAATAAACTTTCACCCATACCCGCAACAACACGACCTCTTAAGTCGGGCAGATTGAAAGTGGTAGAACCGTCTCCGTTACCATAGATATAAGTACCTGGGGTGCTAGGGTTTTCTAAGACAGCAGCTAAAGCAGCGTATGTTGTACGATTAACAGCAGTTCCGTCACACAGTAAATAACCAGTAGGAGCAGAACTACCAGCAAAAGCCGATACAGTTCCGGTTGGTACAGTTTGTAGATTCGTTCCCCCTACTTTGTAGTTACCTGTAATGTTAACATCACCAACTACATCAAGAGCGTATGAAGCAGCAACACCAGAACCTATGTTTACATATCCTGTAGTAGGATCGATTGTTAAATAAGTTACACCATTAGCACTATCAGCTTCATCAGACTTAAATAATCTAAATAAACTTTCTATAGCACCAAATGAATAGTTATCTATATTCCAACGAAATCCACTAGCATTCTGACTTCTAAGTATAAACTGCCCGCCCTCTGGTGTTCCTGCTTGTCTGTCTTTAATGGATTCAATAGCACCGTTAACACTTAATAAAACATCAGGACTAGCAGTACCAATACCTACTTTACCGTCTGACTGTACATTAAACTTAGTATCCGTGGTGCTTATCTTATCAGATGTAATAACATTAGCTGCTAACTTAGGATTCGTAACACTACCATCTACCAACGAGTTAGTACCAACTGCACCAGCAATAGCCACACCGAATCCTCTTTGAATGACTACAATGTCTTGTCCACCGGGTGTAAGATCAGGAACGATAGTCAGTGTGTCTGTGTTTGGATTAACTGTAAAGTCTACACCAGGTTCTTGAATCAAACCGTCAATGCTTACCTCGTATGCTGTATCACCTTGGACTTCAGCACCTGTTACTGTGTAAGTACCGTTAGCTCCTGCAAGTCCTGTAAACTGCCACTTCAACGGAGGATGTGTAGCACCGCTAGATACTTGAGCTACTTTGTTATCAAGGTATACCTTTGTTACTGCATCTGTAGTATCTGTAGCAGTGCCTACATTCTTTATCCGTAATCCTTTAGCATTCCACTCTGTACCACCCGCTTCGATCTGCAGTGATTGATCGTTCAGTTCTGCAATCTCTTCAGACAGATAACGGTTGTGACGATAAGCTAAGTCCAGTTCCGATTCCGTTAATACAGAACCATTTACAAAATCTACAAGGTTCTGGTTAGGAGCGGATCGTCTGCGTACTCTTACTTGGTCGCCAGCTGTAGCACCGCTGTCTAAGACGACCTTTTGAGTGGGTGTGGTGGTAATGGTAAATGCGGTCGTAGCAACTCCGTTTATCTCTACCTTTACATGTTCGTCTTCTAAGTAAGGAAAAGTAAATTCAAAGTCTGTTTGACCGCCTGATGCGGTGGTGTCTACATAGGTCGTTGCCATGATAATATATTATTAACTATTGAGTTAGGAGTTCAAGCACTTAGTCACTGACCTCAAGCAGTTTAGCTGCTGGACCATATGGTGTCTTCTTTAATAGCTCTTGTAATCGAGTGTCTGGTTGCGTCTTTTTATATTCTTCAACAGGCATCTCTGAAGTTATGCGTTTTAATTGTTCAGCGTCTGGAGATGTAGTTAACAAAGCATTACGAATCTTAGTTTCCACTTCCTGCTTTTTTAACACTGGATATTCTTGCCTCATCTTTTCGTAAGCTACTTTCTTGTAACCATTTAAAACTTTCCTAAACAATTGTAACCTCTTATCTTCCTGTTTAAATCCTTCAGGTGTTTGGTTAGGGTCTAACTTAGTAGGAGTAGTTAACTGTCTAGCTAGTACAACAGTAGCTTGTTGAGCTGTTAAACCATCAATCTTTTGATTCTTATATATCTCCTGCCAACGTTCAAAAGCATCAATGCGAGTTTCAGGGTGTATAATTTCTTGTAGGTCTATACCGTCTTTTATGCTAGTACCCCCATTAAAGTGATACTCACCGTCTAGTTCTAAAGCTACAGCCCAAGCTGCGTTTCTTACAGCATTAGCATCATACTTCGGGTCTTTTTCGTTTACTATAATTTCTTTAAACTTATCTGCGTTGAATCTTCTAAGACCATCTTTACTTTGTATAACATAGTCATCTACATCCATTAACTGTTTACCAAGCTTGAACGGATTTATTAGACTTACTGCCTGTGCTTTATCAGTCTTATGTAATTGTTGTGGTTCACCCCACATATCTCTATGTACAGGAACCTCTCTAGCAATACCACCTATTCTCTTAGCAAGCATTTTAAGTATATCATCACTACGCCTTCTAAACTCATCAGTAGCCATTGACATAGCATTCATAGCAGAAGGAACACCAGCACCCAACATACCCTTCAATAGTCTCATGCGTTTAGCTTCTACAGCTTCTTCAGATTCACTAGTTACTGTAATCAACTGCAATGCATCACCTAAGTTTTTAAAGTAAGATTTGTTACCGATGTTATTAGATACTACTAAAGCTAAGATATTCAACGCAGACATAGCTTCTCTTTTCTGAGCCATACTACCCTTTGAAAGTGTGTGGCAGTCAGCAACTATGTTCATCACCGTAGCAAATGGTTCAAGTGCAGCTATATCTTGTCCAATATATTTACCATCGCCTACAGGTATTCTTAATTCGTAATCATTTAATCCAGTAGCTGTCTGTATGTTCTCTCTCTTCTTCCAGTTCTGAGAAATCATACCTTCGTATAACCCTGCTTCAGCCATACCCCAAGCAGTTGCGATTATACCAGCCCCTACAATCTGTCTACCTTTTGCTCTAGCAGCTATGATAGGATCGTTACTATTTAAATCCTGTACCGTTTTAGACCATATCTTATCAGAAAACTTCTTTAGACCTGGTACATCAGCTAACGCAGAAGTAGTACTTAGTCCTTCTCTTATAATGTTTCTACCCGTTCTTTGGAATGGATTGAGAATAGTTTTAAGAAGCGGGAATGTGTTAAGCATGTTCTCCAAGCCTTTAACAGGTACTTCTAACATGTTCATATCAGCGAACTCACCTAACTCATCTGTGAAAGTTATTTCTTTTACATTGCGTTGTACATAATCAACAAAATTACTGGTGGATTTATCCCAGTTGTTTTGTACATAACTATCAATATAAGAAGCTAGGTCTTCCGCTCTAACACCTTCTTTCTCAGCGTTTAAAATAGCTTGCCTTCTTACTTGGTCTTCGGTCATCAAGCGTGTACCGTCTTCAGTAAATACTTTATTTAAGAAACCTTTGTAGTATTCATCAAAGTTCTCAGGTACTTCTTCACCATTTAACTTAGCCATTCTCCAATCGTAAGCAGCTTTAGACTTAGTCATGGCGTGTGCTATTCTCATTCTTGATCTAGCATCTATCATAGCCATAGCTTTACCCGGAACATCTACAAATTGACCAAGGTTCTCTAAGGACTGTCCGAGAGCACCGGATAATCCTGTACGCTCCATTGATAACGCAGACTCACCGATACGCTCAAAGTGCGACCTTAAATCAGATATACCACTCTTAAATGCTTTCTTAGCCTCCTGCCATGCTATGTCGTTAAATTCACTATAAGACGAAGCGACCCTACTCCAAAAGTTATAAGCTTCATCAAACTGTTCTTTTGACATACCCCGTCTAGCCCAAGGAGCTACAGCCATATACTTAGCCCCTACTTTACCCATCCAAGAGTTGTAGCGAGACATAACAGCATTACCTAAACCTACTTTAATTAGGGTGGTAGGAGCAGATAACATACTTGAGTACAACAAATCCTGACCTACATCCCTAACCTTGGTATATAAATTAGCACCTTGATCGAAGTTCTTCTTGAGTGTGCTTTTGTTTTGAAATGCTTGTTGTTGTTTAATCAGTATATCTTTTACTTCACTAACATCATCAGCTTGTTGTACAGCTTTTAACAAACGCTTAACAGCTTCTATATCACCGAATGTTTGGATTTGTTTATCTAATTGTTCAGGAGTCATGTCCTTAGAAGCTTTCAAACTGCTTACTAAGTTCTCTTCCATCTCAGCTTCAAGCTGTTCTATTTTTACTTCCAACTGATCCTTTGTGTATTTCCTGGATTGAAGTAACCTACCAGCAGCTGTTCCTGTTTTCTTCCAACCAAGCATTTGTGGTATCAACTTATGAATAGATACCATTGCATCGTTTAGCTCTTCAGGATTATCAAAGTTCTTTTCTCTAGTAAGCTTTAACAAATCATCAAAACCTTTAACCATCACAGCACCGTTAGCTGTCATCTGTATAGATAACTCATTTAAAGCATCTGCTACTTCTAAATTATCACTAAGCTGAGAAGCACTTAATACAATAGAAAACTCATCACCAGCATCCGTACCTAACCTACGGTCTAACTCTCTTTGTACTTTAGATAAGTATTCAAGCTGTCCTTCTCTACCTCCTTTTACATTCTGTAGGTCTTCTTTGATAGCATCTTGTACTGCATTAACAAGTCTTTGCTTCTCGCCATCGTCTGTAAGTAACCTAGCTTTTATTTCGTCGTCAGTGTCTCGTAGCTTACCTGTCTCAGGGTCAACATCACGAGTACCACCACCAGCCATAAAGTCATCCAGTGCTTCTCTAGCTTGTTGTTTTACTTCACCTTCAGATTTTGGAGCAGGTGCTTCTTCAATCTTAGCCGTAGGTTCTTCAATAGCAGGTTTAGATAAGAACTTTTTATAAGCATTCGTAGCTTTCTCCATTTCAGTTCTAAACAGAAACTCAGCATCTTCAGCTTCTACTTGTGTGCCGAGTGATTGTAAGCGACCTTTTAGGAAAGTTTTAAACTGATCTTCTAAGCCGTGCTGCTTAATAGCTTCAAAAGCCATAGCAACTTTAACATCTGATATATCAGTCTCTAATCTAACCTCGTCAAAAACTTTACCGAATAAATCATTAAAAGGATCGTTTATAGCTTCAGGGTCTTTTACTAAATCTAAAGCCCTCCATTCAACATTACGCCTCCAGTCTTCTAATTCTATAGTTTCAACCTCAGTTCTTACTTCGATTATTTTTTCTATTTGACCTTCAGGTACAAGGCTATCATCTTCCCAATTTTCTAAATCTTCTTGTTCGTTTCTTTTTACCCTTAGTAATTCTTCTAAATCATCGTCGTCTAATTCCTCTAGAGACTTATTTATTTGAATAGGTGTATCTGCTTTTAAATCTATAATTTCCCCAGCCTTATTCATGTAAGCCCAGCTTTGAGTCTCAGGGTTATATACATTTTTATAATTCGGATTCTCCATAGAACCCAACCACTCAGGATTAGTAGACTCATCATAATCTAGAAAAGCCCTAGATATACCTTCTTGTTCCTTTGCTTGTACATCACTCTCTTTCAGAGCTTGAGCAGCTTTACTTTCCTGCCATTCTTTAGCGAATAACTCAAAAGATTCTACTTGTTGTTGCTCTTGTTCTTCTAGCTGATCGATAGCTCTTTGTAGTATCTTATCTTCTGGTTCTCTAAGCCCTTCTAACTGCTTCTCTAATTTCGCAATCTTAGCTTCGTGTACTTTTAAACCACGGGCTTGTCCTTGTTTCTTTAATCTAGCTACTTCTTTCTTAGCACCTTTCAACTCATCCTTAATAGCTTTGCGTAGTATTGGTGCTGCTTTTTCCTTTGGTTCATACTTAATAAGAGCAGACTCTAATCGTCCTAATACAGAACCAATAGTAGCACCACCAGCTGTAGTCAAAGCAAGCTCAGTACCAGATATTTCTTCTCTTTTACCGTATAATATCTCAAGACCTTGGTGTGTTAAATTCTCACCACTCGCCATAACAGCACCTTCAAAACCTCTAATTATCGTAGTGGCAGCTGCACTCATTTTTCTAGTAGGTCCCAAAGTAGGAACCATACCCCAAGCTGTAGCAGCAGCAGCTTCTTGGTAAGATGTTTCATCTTGATGTCCGTATCCTATACGCATCTGCTGAGCCCACATATTAGCTACGCCTGAATTTAATCCCAGCCCAGCAAAGTAAGCAACTCTAGAACCGGGAGCTGGTGCTACTAACAAAGGAGAGGTAACTATAGCTTGCGTCATAGGTAATCCTATCTCGACCGTCAAAGGTGCTATCGTTTCGTAAGCCTGTACTACTTTCCCTGCCCATCCTTCATAGTTAGGATTAGGTATCAAACCAGCCCTGACTAGCTTCATGGTTTCTCTCTGTGCATCTTCCATAGCCTCCGTTGAGAATGGATCGCCTTTAGCTATACGCTGTGCAATGCTGTGAGTAAATGGACTTTCAGGTGGTAAATTTGTTATCTGTGTAGCTCTTTCAAGAATACGCTCACCTTCTGAATACAAAGCTCTTACACCGTGTTTAGGAAGTGTAGTAGGTAATGTTATCTTTTCTGAAGTTGGAGCACCTGGTCTAGGTCTGCTAGGCATAACACCTTCGGGTGTAGCTTCTATCTGTTCTTGTCTAGTGAGTGGCTCAACAGGTTTCTGAGTGCGTATAGCCTCAGTCATGCTCTTCTCAGACTCTTTTAATATCGGAGTAACTACTTCCTCAGTAAGCTTTTTCTTTTCCTCCTCAGTAATTATTTTATCTTGTTCAGCCATCTTTATTGAAGATAAGTTGTTTCCGCTAGGGTGATAGAAGCATCAACCCAACTTTCAAATTGTTTCTCTGCTATGGTGTCTTGGTTTTCGTCTATGTAAGTTTTAGCTTGCTCAATAGTTCTACCTAAACCGATCTGTTTATTAAATTCTAATTCAAGCTTATTTCTTAAACTTCTATCAAATGCTCTGTATTGTCTATTAACAAACATCTTAGCTTTAGCTTCTCCTTTTTTCTTTTTTATCAATCCATACAAAGAATCCCCTGGCATATCACCATCTTCTAGTACTAAAGTAGTTTTATTTCTATCTATAGTTGAGAAATAATTCTTTATTGTATTAGGGTCTATCTCAGCTAGTTGTTTATCTTTCCTGTACCCAGTTATCAAATCTTCGTATGAGTTCTTTAAATCTATATAACTAGGACTCTTAATAATCTGTACATCAAAGTCCCTTGAGTTTTCCAACCTAGTATTTAACTTGTCATACTCAGATGCTGTTATACTTCCGGAATCTACTGCTTTGTTTATTTCTTCTTTAACGGTATCTAAATCTAAACCGTCTTCGATAGCTTTATTTAAGTTATCAAAAACTACCTTAGTAGCTTCGTCTCTTAGTTTTTTGGTGTTAGACCAGCTTCCTTGAATATCAGCTATTAACTGATCCCTTTTATGGTGTGGTACTAATTCTACAGCTCTATCAATCTGAGCCATCAAAGTATCTTTTGATACAGTTCCTGTTTGTTTGTATTCATCTAAGAAAACATCAGTAACATCAAACTTAACTTCTTCAAATTGTATATTGATATTCTCTTTAGCTTTGTTTTCTAAAGTAGCTCTTTTATCTTCAACATAACTAACGAAGTCACTAATAGCATTTCCGGTTTCAGCATCTGCAAACTTTATACCACCACCTAAATTAAGCTCTCTTAAATCTTCTAAGAAATCTAATGCATTTGTGGGTGTGTATTCGCCTGTAGTTAAACCTTCTTTTAAATCTTCCTTTATCAAATTATCCCAAGCGTACTTACGAGAACCTTGAAACAAACCTGCTTTATCATTTATCCAATTTACAATAGAAGGATCGTTAATATCTAACTCTCCTTTAATTGCTTGATTGATAGCATCCCTACCGTTTTGTAACCAATTAGTCTTAGCGTCTTCTATATCTACAGCGTCAAACCTAGCGTTTACATCTTTAATAAAGTTTTGCTCTACTTTCTCTATTTCTTTTAAAGCAGCTTGTTTTACTAACTCCGATTGAAACTCTGGACGGCTAAATAGTTCTTGTCTTTTCTGTAGTACAGTCTCTTCAGGTGATATTGTTTCAGATATAGTCTGTGGATTAAACAGCATCTCCCTGTAAACGCTCTTAGCTAATACCTGCCCCTTTGCTTGCTTCGCTCCTAAC